TCAAACAAATCACGGTTGCAAGTCCTCTTATAAAAATCAATTTTTGCTTCGTCGAGACTGCAACCGTACTCACTACCGAAATACCCTAAAAGAAGATGCAAGTAGCTGTTTTGGGCAAGCGTGCGGTTAGGTAGTTTCTTTTTCACTTCCACAATAGCCTTTTGCTTATATAATTGATTTACATACTCTTTAAACCTATCATGTTCAAAAGAATTATTTAGGTTAAATATCATATTTATACCTCCATATATAATTATATGCACTTTTAATATGTCCTCGACAACATTGAGATATAGTTTTAAGATTATAGCCATTTTTTAATGCCGCAATCGTTGCAGATGGATACTGATTTAATAAATTTCCACTCCTATCATACTGCAATACTACCTTCTGTTGAGATTCTGCTTGTTTCTTTCTACCGCTACCATAATTTGTATTATAGGCACAAGAGCACCATTCCAAATTAGAAACCATATTATTCTTCTTATTTTCATCTATATGATTAATTACAGGTAAATTAAATGGATTAGGTAGAAAGGCTTCGGCAACAAGTCGATGAATATTTTTCTGTTTTAGTTTATTTTCTTTCGATAAACTTACAGATAAATATCCATTTCTTACAACTTGCTTTAACATACGACCTTTGTATATCCTTTGTTTTCCTTTATACCTATATCCAACAGTTCTATCAACTGAACGTATCTGACCATAATTAGACACTTGGTATAACTCTTCATATCCTTTTACATCTTTCCAAATTTCTTCCATATATTCATTCTTCAAGTCGAAAATCATACGCTAAAATGGCAAATCGTCCTTGGGATTACCATTCGCATCAACAGGAGGCGGAAAATCCGGCAGTTGTTGATAGGTAGACTGTGGCGTCGGCTGCTGAACAGGCTGTTGTGCAGGTGCAGTTTGGGGAGGTTGTGATACACCACCACGTGCCTCTATCTTATAACATCGAATGGATGCCATACGTTTAAGTTCTCCATCCAAGTTCGTCCACGAACGACCTTGTAAGACAAATGATACAGTAACAACATCACCCTGATTAAAGCGGTCAAGTTCTGCACACTTATCGCCTGAAAACTCTAAGGGAATAATGTTTTCATACTCGCTACGCTCTCCCGTATAAGGGTCGTAAGTAGTAGCATCTAAAATAAACTCCCGTTTTGTAAATGAGGAACCACCGTTTTTGGATGGTATTTGAACGGTTTGTCCAATTTCGATTATCCGTCCGGTTATTTGGTTTGCCATTAATTTTCTCCTCCAAAAATCTTTTTATCGGTTATAAGTTCTCTGTTTTCTTCCAAGAACCGGATAAACTCCTCACAATGATTAGTAAGAATAGGAATATCACGTTCAGGATTGAAAACGTATGTTTCTGTATAGGTATCTACCACATAACCGCCTTTGTTGAACTCTACAATGTTATACTCAAATATCCGTACATCAGACCCATTCTGCATAAGAGCATAAGGATAAACTAAATGCTGGTGGTGATCTTTGAACTTTCCCACGGTATAACTACCGGTTGTTTTGATGTCGTGAACACTGGTAGGCATCAGTTCGTCAATCAGACCATAAACCAATACACTACCGTATGCAGTAGGCAAGATGGCTTCTACTCTTTGTTGGGTTAATGCTCCTTTGTAGTAGTTGGCAAACTCGCGGCAAAGGTCAATGTGAAAAGTGAAAGTGCGATTGTTGTAAACAGCTTTTATCCCGTAAAGTTTTCCGTCATCGTGATATGCCTTGCTAATTTCCATTATAGAAGATTTACGGTTCTCAATCATACAATCAATGATTTCATTGAAAGCCGTACCACGGTCTGCCGCTTCGCTATCGAATGGCTTGCGGTTAATCCGGTCTATCAGTTCTTGAAACTGTTGTTCGTGAAATTCTTCGGGAGTATGGGGTGGATTTTCTGACCACCCCCAGTACTTATCCCAAATCACATCACTATTCAGATATGCCCCAAAGGCATCAAGAAGCGTTGCGTAAATACGATATTTAGGCTGCTGGTTCATATTTCTTTTCTGAATTAAGTTTCAGATTCAAAGACTTCGCTTTGTTAGCTACCAACTTTGCCGCCATTTGCTTTGAAGAACCAACGTGCTCAAAGTTATCTATTTGCGCGATAAAATTATTGGCAGATTCCGCATCCGTAATAAGTTCGATCTGTTCTTTTATCTCTTCAATAACTTTATCATACTTTTCCTGTGCCTCTTTCTTGGCAGCAAGCATACCCAAATACGAATTGATTATCTTGGCGGTGATAAAGTCGTTCTTTGCGGTTGGATTACCATTCTTGTCAAGGATGGTAGGAACTTCCATCACTGAAGGAAGATTGCAAGTATTCTTACCGTCATTTCTTGAAGTTGGGTCAAAAGTGATAGTACGTCTTTGGACGCCTCTTTCGCTTTTCATTTCAAGATAACCGAGCAAATCCAGTTCAGTAACGATAGAGTTGTAGGATTTTTCACGCAAGGCAGGGATAAACACCGTATCATCACCTTCTTTTCTTGTGTCGCGATGGGCAACGAAAATGATGTGCTTGTTAAGCCCCGAAAGTGTTCGTGTCATCCATGAAAACTCTGCATTGATACCGCTCCAATCACGGATGGACGGCTGGCGGGTTCCACACTTGTGAGTAATGATGAAGTCCATCATCTTGCCGATGGTATCTACTACAATGGTCTGATAAGCGGACAAGTCCTCTTGAAGAACTTGCTGAACATCGCTCCATGAAGTGACCTGTACCGTGTCTATATTCTCCAAGTGCGCCATGTTCATGCGCTTCACGCCGTTATCGAAGTCCAACAGCAGCGGTTTCGGTGCGCTCAATGCTACCGTACTCTTTCCCATTCCGGCTTGACCGTAAATCATCATCTTCACGGTGGTCGGGATAACTAATTCATTACTTTTCTTAATCAGTGACATAATCGTAAATTTTATAGGGTTATTTGTTCAGATATTTACTCATTTTAAAAGCATTAATAGCGGATTGTATCTCGAACTTGGAATATATGATAGGAGAATTTCTGGATGAGCCTTTTCTTTTCTTATGCACCAATCCTTCTTTCTCTAACTTTTCCAAAAAGTTAGGTTCATACCCAAGTGTCTTTAACCATCTGAACGCTTCTCTTTGCTTGATTTCATCAGATACAGGAGACCGTTTCTTCTCACTGGCAGCTGCACCAAGCTCCGCCATGTCCATGCAGATATTTTTAAATTCAAATAATTCAAGTCTTACCTCCATACCGTCCAGTTCTTTCAATTCGTTCAACTCTCGTTCTTCGTCCCCTTCTCATATCGCCCTGTTCGTGATAGAGCGAAAAAGAAAAGATGCACAACAGGCAGAAAGCAACAGCCGACCTAATAGTAGGTGAAAAGTCCATCGTGAACTTCATACCAGCTATTCTCTCATATAGCATGGTTGCCAGTTCTCTGCCGTTCCTTACGTTCAAAATCTCAAAAGCTCTTTGCAGTTGGTTGTTTATCGTGCTGACCGCTCGGCATTTGAGGTTTGCAATTTCTTTTTTCTCATACCCTTGTGCATACATTCGTGCCGTAATCTCGCATTCAGGTGTAAGTTCATTAAAAACTCTCTTCATAATCGTGTAAGTCAGCTGATTAATAATTGCGAATAACCTCAATATATCCGGCTTCCCTGTTAGTGTCCACCGAATACAAAGTTTGCTTCTTGTCTATTATCCGATCAATCCTTGCCAGCCTGTTAAGATCAGCGGTACACCTGCGAAGCTGTCCGGCAAGTTTGTCGCTAAAGTCAAAGCTGATTCTGTCATTCTTCTTTTTCAGCTTTTTCTTGATTTCTGTTCTTTCTTTCAGTTCTTTTGCCATAAGAGTAAAATTTAATTAATGATTCGTGGATGGTAAGGGAATCGAACCCCTCTCAATCGTGCCAATTGTTTGCGCAACACGAAGCTCTAACCGATAAGCTAACCATCCGATTAAAAAAGGTGCACTATCCTCACGGACGGCACACCCAGTACAAACACAATATAAAACACGAATATCTAATCTATTATCAGAACAATGCTTTTAACCGCGTTCTTGAAATGATCAAACTTCCGGTTCAAATCACTCCAAGATTTATACCATGTATTTTTCTCTTCAGCTAATTTCTCGTTAGCCTCTTCCAGTTCCTGCACACGCCTTACTAAATCTTCATGCGTCATGCCTCTTAATTCTTCCACTGTCATAACCGTATAAATTTAAAATGTCGTTAAAAAGGTAGGAGTCGAACCTACTTCTTGTAAGCTAAATGAATATATAAATTAGAATATAAGTTAATACCAACAATTAATCGCTTACACGCATTCCAACAATGCTACTTCATAAATTACCGCCCAGCTGGTTTACAAGGTGATTGTGCACTCATCCCCATGCGCCTTGTGCCGGATTATAGGACTACCTTTTAGCGGTCTGTTTTAAGTTCTCTATAAGTTATTCTCATGAGCGACACACACCCTACACATATAACACTCATTATAGTGATAGAGAATATTTTCATAGGACTGTAAGTAGTAATAGCCCCGTAAAGCATACCGGCAGCACATATACTAACCAATATAGATAAAACGAATTGGATTGTTTTCATAATCGTATAAATTTAAATAAGTATCTGTACCCTAATCGAATAGCAGAACCTTATTTCAGTTCAGTACAGACTATAAGACCTTTCAGCGATACTTGTGCCTAACCAAGCTACTCACCACGCTAAAGACAAATTGGCGTGCTGAAAGTAAAAATCATTTCAACTTCGTGGCTTTACCACCATCAGACATATACAACCATTCGCCCATTGTCGGCTTATCCTCGGTTGCTATCGGTGTCAATTCCGTTCCACTTGCACCCACCACTATCCACCATCACTGGCTTCGCTTACGTGCCTTCGCAGAAATATATCTTTTTATCGTATCAATATGTCAAAGAACCAATCAATAGTACCCTACCCGATTCTCGCTATCGGTTGCCGTTCAATCCGTCCGTAGGGCTGTCGTGCATTGCATAATCGTGTATTATGCGTATCGGCTGATACCTTGTACCCGGCATAGAGCATCGTAATCCATACCATCATCTTCACAAGTCTCAAAACCTTTTAAGGCATCTTCCAAACTGTCTATCTCATCCGTTATCAACTGGATAGCTTCTTTTTTGCTATCAGCATTGAACATCAGGCAAACAGTCCTTTCATCGTTGTTGTGAGCTGCCTCTAAATCTTTATAAAGGCTATCCAACTGCTGGTTAATCGTGTAAGCATTCATATCCATATCTTTTATGCGATTGACATCAGATTAGCTTTTTTGAAGCATCTGAATTCTTGGCGTTCAGTATCATAGTAAGTCTGGACGGTATCATTCTTCTTTCTATTGTCAGTACCAGTGATGGCAGGCATCAGCTTTTCATTTAGTGTACCGTATGCCTCACGAACAGAACCGTCCACTTTTTTGAAGTAGAACTTCACTATCTTCTTCTTCATCTCACCTTTCAGTTTCAAATTAGCCCAAGCGACCTTCATTGCTTCGCTCATGGTGTAGCCATTACGCTTAACGAACTGCC